CGACGACCCAGCCTCATGCAACTGGACACCAGTAAGCAACCCTGAAACATGAAAACGCTTGCCGTAATCGCCGCTCTTGCAGTCGTCCTAATGTTCATCGTTACAGGATGTAGCGACCGCACTCGAGACAACTGCGAAACCCAACCCACAGCCCAAAGGTGCAGCCAATGAAAAAGTACACAAACTCAGAAATTAAAGCTCGACTAATTCTTATCGTGGGTATTGCTTTAGCCGTAGCGTTTCTAGGTTCAACTGCAGCTTTGTTGTACGGCCTGCTGTTTGTAATTCAACCTTTGGAAGTCAGCCCTAATGACGAATCAGCCTGGGCGTTACTATCACCAATGATGTTGTTTCTTACCGGTGCCTTATCTGGAATCTTGGCAAGTAACGGCCTCAAAGACAAGGCAGAAAAAGACGATGGCAATTAGACCCTACACTGGCAACAAAGACGCCGTACACGCCGTTAAACGGGAAGGTACTAAAGTTTTTGTCGACTACTGTTGTTACCTTTTTGGCGTAACAAACATAGGCATTTTTAACGACCGAAACATGGTTGGCACCACCCCACCAAAGAAGTCAGTACACGCCACCTGGCGGGCCGTAGACCTAAAAGGCACCCCTGAACAACGGTTAAAATTGATCGACTTTTTATTTACCCACCGTGACATTTTGGGCATAGAAGAAATCCACGACTATGCAGGCACCTACAAAAACAACCCCAAAGGCTGGGGCGCTGGCTACCGCTGTGACAGGGACAGTTGGCGTGTGTACGACAAAAACACTATTGGTTCAAAAGGCGCCCAATGGGTGCATGTTGAAGTCGCCCCATTACTGGCCGACCACCCCGATGTCGTTCACCACGCTTTCAAAACTATTATGGGTGCTTGACATAGACCTACCGAATCGGTAGACATAACCCGACCTGATCCCGACTGAAGGACAACAAAATGAATGTAAAGCGTTACTTAGGGCTAGCCCTATTCACCTACCTAATGTGTGCTGCGTTTGCGGTAGTCAACCAAAAAGACACGCCACCCCAAACGTATGTGAAGCCACCGGCAACAATTAGCCTGGGCGACTTGTCACCCCAACAGCTGCAGGACCGTGCCGTAGAGCTGACAACCACCACTAGCACCACTACGTCGACACAGCCCACCACTCGTGTGGCGTATGTGGACCCAGCGACAAAATGCCAGGAATGGTTGCCTGTTGCTGTTTCTGTTGGCTGGCCGAATAACACCGAAACCCTAGAGAAACTAGGCAGGCTTATTTGGAAAGAGTCAAGGTGCCTAAATGTCAACCATTTGCACCCCAGTTTTAACGGTTCCGATCACGGATTGGTGCAGGCAAATATCGTGCATAAACGCTGGGCCGAAGAACTGTTCAATATGCCGTTTGAAGAATCCATGTCAGACCCAACACTCAACCTGCGTTTTGGTTTTCTGCTTTATGACGCCACAGCAGAAACAGGTGCCTGCGGTTGGAAACCTTGGAGAATGTGCTAGCGAATGCTGAACATCAACCGACCCGACTGGCAGATTAGAGCATCATGTCGAGCACTACCGTTAGACCTGTTCTTCCCGTCCAACGGTGTTGAGTCATCACGAAACCTCAATGTTATTAAGCCTTTCTGTGATGTGTGTCCGGTACGGGTTGAATGTCTAGCGTGCGCTATGAGTCACCCAGACGAGAAAGGTATTTGGGCTGGCACCACCGAGAACGACCGTAGGCGGATCAGGTCTAAGAATTACAACGATCGCAAAGCCACACCGATGGTTTATAGTGATGGCAAGTACCGACAAGTAAAGGACCCGACATGATTGACAAGCTGCAAGAAATGACTCTCGCTGTTACTAAGGCTGAGATTGCTATGAGAGCGGCGACTTGGCAAATTGAACGCCAAACCGAAGATGTCGGAATGCTCAGGAAAGCCCTTTTTGAGTTGGCTTATGTTGCTGAGGAGAACGGTATTTATCTGTCAAATCTCACGAAGTCAACGCAGGACACGATTGTGGCCATGAGGCTCGGAGGTTTTAAGTGAACTGCACACAATGCGAAAAACCGTTTACCACTGCCAGTGTCAGGATGCGTACTGAGTTACGAGGAATCTGCATTTACTGCGCCAAGGAAAACAATTTTGCTGGCATGACTTTAGAGGAAGTTGCTCGATGCGTGTCATTTCTTAAAGCAATAGAGGATTACGAAAATTCTACTTTTAGCCAACGCCGACACCTAAAGGACATGGAATCATGAGTTTTAACCCAGCCGATTACGCCGAAGTAGCAGAACGCTTGCCACTGTTTTGGAAGGACTGCCCACGAGGACGCATCATCACCGAACTGAGAGTGGACGACGGAACACGCATTGTGATGAAAGCACATCTGTTTGCTGACATTGACGATGCAGTACCGACCACTACAGGGTGGGCTGAAGAAATCCGTGGGTCATCAATGGTCAACAAAACTAGTGCTTTAGAGAACTGCGAGACATCGGCCATTGGTCGGGCCTTGGCTAACTACCAGTACCAAGGCGCAAAGAAGCGTGCCAGCCTAGAGGAAATAGTCAAGGTCTACCGCCAAGGACAAGAACCACAAACGAGCATTAACGAAGTACCAGCTGCACCGTTTGAACTACACCACATGAGCAGAAAAGCCCCGGCACGCACCCAAACGCTCGGCTCATCGGCTGAACCGCCGACCGCCAAACAGTTGGGAATGCTTCGAGCCAAAAACTGGGAAGGTGCAGTCCCTGCAACTAAGCGTGAAGCGTCCGAACTCATTGAACGGCTAATGAACGGTGGCTGAAATATTAGAAGCCGACTTCCAAAAGAGCGTTATAACATTGGCTAAATTGCATGGTTGGCGAGTCATGCACACACACCGAGCCTTAGTGCGACCGGGCAAATGGATCACACCAAACACAGGCAACCAAGGCTTCCCCGATCTAGTAATGACCCACCCGTTCCGAGGCACCATCTTTGTCGAATTAAAAGGTCCCAAAGGTGTCGTCAGTAATTTGCAGTGGGACTGGATCAACGCGCTAGAGGACTCAGGCGAAGAGGTACACGTTTGGCGGCCCAAAGACCTAGAGAAAATCAGCGACCGACTAGCAAGGAAACCAAACAATGAGTGAGTTCATACAACCAACTAACCCTATGCGAATTCACACAGGTAACGACGAATGGACATTCACAACCCCAATTTTTGCTATCGCTATAGCAAACGATCATCATGTTGAATACCTAACGATTAACGGAAACTTTTACCGTCCCGAACAAATTAAGTTTGCCGAAATAAATATCAATGGTCAGTGGATTCGACTTGAAACCCATCATCACCGACAGGCAAAACCCGAGTCGCCTTCAACCGATTGATCTGCTTAATCATGCCGGTCGGAATCGCTAAAACATGGTCGTAATGGTCGTCATCAAGTATGCGTGACTGAGCGATTACAACATGATCTGCTTTGATTGACTCGAGCAACCAACCGACACTGGACACAATGCAAGGAGCAACGTCTATTTCGCCTTTGGTTGTCCAAGTCTCACAAACACTGTGAGCGTCATGCCAAATGATTTGCACTAGCTGATGCTTCATACTCTTTCCCTCTGTACATCGCAAACCCATCGGTTATAGCGACCTGCTCATACACAAACTTCCCTGACTCAGGATCGTACGGTATGACCGCTACGCCCTGTTGCCAATCCTCAGTACGTTTCAATGGGCGACCGTCTAAATCAATGCCACCCTTAACGCTAGGTATCGCACCATCTACTCGACACAGACAGCCAGGCGAAGCCGCCATGACCGTCCTAGGACCATCAAAGTCGTCTCTCGTGCGCTCAGCCCATTCACGGCGGTGAATATGCCCATAAATCACACTGACCTTCTCAGACGACAAATACTTATGGGCCGTACTGCCACCACTAGCCACCTTGTCACCATGAATAACACGCAACTCTGGAGTAATCCAACAATGAGCTGCTGGATAACCAGGACGGTACTCAATATCAACCTCATCAAGTCGACACAAAAACGGGACAGACATTACAGGCCACGAATTAGGCAGATTGCCTCGCTTCAAACCAAACGATGCTGAAGCGTTCATCAACAAGTATTTGGGTAGACGCTCCTCATGATTACCTGCCAACCAAATGATCTTTGCGTTAGGAGCTGCTTTGCGTAACTGTGCACCCAGCAAAGTTGCTCTGTCTATCGTCGCTTGAGTTGTGCGCTGATATGCAGGAGTCACGACATATTTGCCTAACTCAGCCAAGTCAAGGTTGTCACCGACCAGCACGACTAGATCAGGGTTGACGTCAGTACAAATGCGTAGTGCTACATCAATGGCACGCTCATCATGGATCGGTTCAAGTTCACCGGTCCAAGTTGTAAAGTAGCCGATCTGTATGTCAGGGAATATGAAGCATTGAGCCCATTTTGATTGGCGTTTCTGCACTTTAGACACAGGGATACGGACTACTGGACCTTGCTTGATTACTGGCCATTCGGGACCGTTCTCCCATTTAGGTGAGAACTGGATCAGCGATGTTTCACGCAATGTTGCTCGAGTCGTCGGTTTCACTTGAGTGACCTCACCTATCTCGTCTATGTCAATTCCTTGACTGTTGAGCAGTGCAGCGATACGACCAAGTTGCCGTTGCATGATGAAACCTTACTGATTTCAAGCATTTAGTGGGGGATACTTGACAATGCTCCCACCCACCTGGCTATGATCAGACCGTCGGGTCAGGAGTGAACACTGACCCGACACCCCCTACAACGTCAGCTCATAAAGAGATGAGCATTAGCCCTTGTAAGTATCTGAGCCTTACTATGGGAACACTCGGTAACGAGGGTAGACGACTATGTCATGTAGTCGATCAGCGTTCCCTAACGTACAAAGGCGAAGGTTGTCCACCGAAAACAAATAGACCGGCACCCTGTGGCTACTTGCCCAAATTGTGGGGGAAACAAACCACCCAACCCTGTCATGTACTTAGAGGACAACCGAGCAAGTGCCCTTCTTGCTTGGGCGTCAGTATCTATTGACCTTTGCCCTTGACCTACCATTACCACCAACCAAAGGAAACCCGATGACAGACAAACAAAAGAACCACGGCCACTGGAACAGCAAAGAATACCGAGACAACAGAGCCGAACTATTACGAGACAACCCCCAGTGCTACATATGCGGCGCACCAGCTACTGAAGCAGATCACCTACTCGAATACGACCGAGGAGGTACGCATGAACTGCATAACCTTGCACCATCATGCAAACCATGCAACAGCAGGAAGGGTCAGCGTTACGGCGAAATAAAGAAAAGAATTGTCAAAAATAAGACAGAACCCTTTTTTTCCACAGACACGATAGCCCCCGAACCGCCTCTTGTAATCTCTCCTTACAAAGATTTAGCCGGAACTGGCGAGAACCAGCCGACATTACCGCAGGTCAGAGACTACTTTCCAAGATTGGAAACGTCTGGTCTGTCGAATCTGTCTTACGGCCCCCAGGTTGCAAA